TTGCTTCGCTTCGCTCGCAATGACGGTTGTTTGGACTACAGGAAACAACCGTGCCCGCATTTCTTCTCACTCCGCCCGCGCTTGAGCCGCTGTCGCTTCTTGAGGCGAAAAATTTTCTGCGCGTGGAACATGACGCCGACGACGTGCTGATCGCGTCGCTGGTGTCGGCCGCGCGCAATCATGTCGAGGCCATGGCGCGCAGCGCGCTGATCGCACAGACCTGGCGGCTGGTGCTCGACCGCTGGCCCGATGACGGACGCATTGCGCCGCGCATCGGGCCGCTGCGGGCGCTGTCCGCCGCGCGTGTGTTCGATGCGGTGGGCGAGGGACGCGAGCTTGATCCGGATATGTTCGTGGTGGATCGCGCTGCAAACGTGATCGCCGCGCCGGGCTGGTCGCTGCCCGTGCCGGGGCGCAGCGTTGCGGGAATCGAACTCGATATCGAGGCCGGTTTCGGTGAGGCCGCGTCCGATGTTCCGCCGCGGCTGTTGCAGGCGCTGCGCATGCTGGTGGCGCACTGGTATGAAAATCGCGGCCTGATCGCCATCGGCCAGACCGTGGCGATGATGCCCGCCACCGTCAACGCGCTGATCGCTTCGCATCGGGTGCTCTCGCTATGATTGATCCGGGACAACTCAAGACGCGCCTTGTGGTGCAGCAGCCGGTGGAGACGCCGGACGGCCAGGGCGGCGTGACGCGCACATGGACCACGTTCGCGACCGTGTGGGCGCAGGTGACGCCACTTGCGGCGCGCCGCGAGATGCAGGCCGATGCGGACGGTGCGACGCAAGCCTATCGCATCGTCCTGCGCAGCAATCTCTCGCTGACGTTGCAGCATCGCTTCAGCGACGGCGCGCGGGTCTACCGCATTGTTGCGATCCGCGACCGCGATGACCGGCGCTTTATCGAGATCGATGCGGAAGTCCGCGTCTCTTAACTTCGGGACAGCATCATGACTTCATCCAGCGTGGCGCTGCGCGCCGCGATCCATGGCGCGTTGCGCAGTGACAGCGCGCTCTCCGCCGCGCTCGGCGGCGCGCATGTCTATGACGAGCCGCCGAAGAACGCGGCGTTTCCCTATGTCACGCTCGGCGAGGCGCGGCTGATCGATGCGTCGTCAGATGACGGACCAACGCAGGAACATCAATTGACGCTGCATGCCTGGTCGCGCGAAGGCGGCCATCGCGAGGCCCATGTCATCGCCGGCGCGCTGCTGCAGGCGCTCGACGATACGCCGCTGTCGCCCGACGGGCACCGCCTGGTGAATTTGCGATTCACGATCGCCGACATCCGCCGCGAATCCGACGGGCGCACCTATCACGCGCTGGTGCGCTTCCGCGCCGTCACCGAACCTTGGTCTTAAGGAGAAACATCATGGCCGCCCAGAAAGGCAAGGACCTGCTCTTGAAGATGAGCGACGGCGCAAGTTTCGTCACCGTCGCCGGATTGCGCAGCCGCCGGATCGCATTCAACGCCGAAACGGTGGACGTCACCCATGCGGAGTCCGTCGACCGCTGGCGTGAATTGCTGGCGGGTGCGGGCGTCAAGCGCGCGGCGGTGTCGGGCAGGGGGCTATTCAAGGATTCATCATCGGATGCGATGGTGCGTCAGGCGTTCTTCGACGGCGCGTTGACATCCTGTCAGGTCGTGGTGCCGGACTTCGGCACCATCGAGGGCCTGTTCCAGATTTCAAGCCTTGAATTCGCCGGCGAGCACAACGGCGAAGTGACCTTCGACCTGTCGCTGGAATCGGCCGGCGCGCTGACGTTTACGGCGACCTAGCGTCATTGCGAGGAGCACTTGCGACGAAGCAATCCATTCTTCGCAAGCCAAGGATGGATTGCTTCGCTTCGCTCGCAATGACGGGAACGGAGGAAACCTCATGCCCAACATCTATCGCGGAGAGATCGCCGCCGATCTCGGTGGCAGGCGCCGCACGCTGGTGCTGACGCTCGGCGCGCTGGCCGAACTGGAAGCTGCCTTCGGTGCGGGCGACCTGATGGCGCTGGCGGAGCGCTTCGGCTCGGGCCGGCTGTCGGCGCGCGATCTGGTGCGCATCATCGCGGCAGGCCTGCGCGGCGCGGGCGAGGCAATCACAGACGATGAGGTTGCCGCGCTCACCGCCGATGGCGGCGCGACGGCTTATGTGCGCATCGCTGCCGACCTGATCGCGGCGACTTTCGATGGCGAGATGCGATGAATCCGTTCCCCTGGAGCGACGCCATCGGATTCGGCCTCGGCGTGCTGCGACTGCCGCCGGAACAGTTCTGGCGGATGACGCCGCGTGAGCTGGCTTATGCGGTGCGTGCTGTTCGCGGGCCGTCGGGTGAACCGATGGATCGCGCGGCTCTCGGCCGGCTCATGAGCCTGTTTCCGGATAAAGCTTAAGGGAGAATCCCATGACGGACTCATCCGGCGACGATCTGTCGCTGACGCTGAACACACTCGGATTGCGGACGCGCGATCTTGCGCTCGGCGCCGGCGCGTTTTCGCGGGCGATGACCAGCGCGTTCTCTGCGTCGGTGGTCGGCGGCAAGCAGTTCGACGATGTGCTCAAATCGCTGACGCTGCGGCTGTCGGACCTTGCGGTGCGGATGGCGTTCAAGCCGCTGGAGAGCAGCCTTTCCAGCGGACTGAGCAGCTTATTGTCAGGCCTTACAGGAGCCACCGCCGCGTCATCCACTGTTAAACTTGCGGCCGCATCCGGCGCGGTGAAGCCGTTCGCCAGCGGCGGCGTCATCGGCACGCCGACCTATTTTCCGATGATGCAGGGCGGCATCGGCCTTGCGGGCGAGGCCGGACCGGAAGCGATCATGCCATTGGCACGCGGATCCGACGGCAAGCTCGGTGTCGCCGGGCGCGGCGGCGGCAACAGCGTGACCATCCAGATCGCGACGCCGGACCTCGACAGCTTCCGCCGTTCGGAAAGTTACATCACCGGCCAGATCGCCCGCGCCGTCTCGCGCGGACAGCGGAGTTTGTAGAGACGCTTTCTTGCCCCGGACGCGGGGCGGCATGAAATGCCGCGCCGCTGAGCCGGGGCCGTTCGAGGTACAGAGCGCGTAACGGTCCCGGTTCTGCGAAGCAATGCTGCGCATCGCATCGCGCCCGGGACGCAGATTCTCAATGACCGAGGCAACCATGCCCGTATTCCATGAGATCCTGTTCCCGCTCGACATCGCGCTGAAGAGCGCGGGCGGGCCGGAGCGGCGGACCGACATCGTCACCTTCGGATCGGGACGCGAGGAGCGCAATGCGCGCTGGGCGCATTCGCGCCGCCGCTTCGATGCGGGTTATGGCGTCAAGACGCTGGATGCGTTGCAGGAGGTGGTCGCGTTCTTCGAGGAGCGGCGCGGGCAACTCTATGGTTTTCGCTGGCGCGACCGGCTCGATCATTCCTCCGCATCGCCTGGCGCGAGCGTGACACCGCTCGATCAGGCGCTCGGCGCGGGCGACGGCACGCGCGCCGCGTTTCAATTGCTCAAGACCTATGGCAGCACTTACGCGCCTTATACGCGCGCCATCGCCAAGCCGGTGCCGGGAAGCGTGCGTGTCGCGGTCGCGGGACACGAAGTCGAATCCGGCAGCGCGTTCACCTGCGACGCCACCACAGGCATCGTCACCTTTTTGCCGGAGCATATTCCCGCCGGGGGCAAGGCGGTTACTGCCGGGTTCCTGTTCGACGTGCCCGTGCGGTTCGACACCGATTATCTCGAGGTTGATCTGTCCGCCTTCGCGGCGGGCGCGATTCCGAAAATTCCGCTGGTGGAGATCCGGCCGTGAGAGACATTCCATCCGCGCTACAGACCAAACTGGATTCCGGCGTCACCACGCTGTGTCATTGCTGGAAGCTGACGCGGCGCGATGGCGTGGTGCAGGGCTTCACCGATCATGACGACGATCTCATCATCGATGGCTTGACGTACAAGGCGGGCACCGGTTTCACGTCGTCGGAAGCGACCAGCCGCTTCGACCTGTCGGTGGACGGCACGGAAATCGTGGGCGCGCTGTCGGACGATGCGTTGCTCGAAAGCGATCTTGCGGCGGGGCGCTACGATGCAGCCGCTGTGGAGACCTGGCTGGTGGACTGGAGCGATGTATCGCTAAAGGTGCTGACCGCGCGTTCGACGCTCGGTGAGGTGAAGCGCGAAGGGCAGGCGTTCAGCGCCGAACTGCGCGGGCTGGCGGACACGCTGGCGCAGGAGAGCGGGCGGCTGTTCACCGCGCGATGTAGCGCCGATCTCGGCGATGCGCGATGCCGGTTTGATCTGGTTGCGGCTGAACTCGAAGGCGATGGCGGCGTGGAGTCGATCGAAGCCACCTCGGCGCTTGTCGCAACCGGACTCGATGGGCTTGCCGAAGGCATCTTCACCGGCGGCAAGCTCACCTGGACCTCCGGCGCGAACAGCGGCCTGTCGGTCGAGATCAAGGAGCATCGCGTTGCGTCCGGCCACGCGCGGCTGTCGTTGTGGCAGGCCATGCCGGAAGCAATCGCAACTGGCGATACATTCACGATCAGCGCGGGATGCGACAAGCGTTTCGTCACCTGCCGCGACCGTTTTCATAACGTCG